GACCACGACCTGATTTAACAGAATGGAATGAATGGATAACTAAATGGGTGACTTTTTATCGCCCAAAAAGAATGCCAGACTTTTATCCAATTTCTCTAGGATCTTCTGCATGTTTAGAATATACTAGAGAAGAAGGTGGTCTTAAACGCGGCTTTTTAGAACTGATGAAATTGCCTCTTTCCAAAGAAAGAGATAAGCAATTTCAATCGGATCTAACAAAGATAAAAATGAAATCTTTAATGAGTGTTGATCTAACACCCTTTAGACGTAGTTTTTATCTTATTTACGCCTGTCTAACAGCTCTTGAACCAGCTATAATCCACTCGAAGAAGTGTGATGGTTGTAAAAATCCATCATTACATCCCCCGATGTGTATTCTAGCCCTAAGAGAGCGTGGTTTTAAAGTTCGACTCCCAACTATGACCGTCAGCCCTTTGGTAATACTTGCAAAAATATTACGACAAGTGGCAGACGCTTATTTACGGTCGGATTCAAGGATTCGAAATTCTCTCGAAGGGAATTTCCTGCATACCCTTAACTTTAAAACGAAAGGTTTATGGAGATCGCAAGATCTCACTGTAGCCACAGATTATCACCATCGTGACATGACTAGGAAGTTTTATGAACTAATAAATCCCGGTGTCACATGGTGGCAAGATGCAGTTTCAGTAGTTTGTAACTACTATACTATTTTTCCTCAGTCTGAGCTCCTTAGTTATAGAATAATTAAGGGAAGTCTCAAGCCGTTCTATTTTAATGATCTCCCAATCTTTCATAAAGATAAACTTTTTCAAAGATTATATGGGGACTATTTAAGAGAACGGGTGAATGGAGGAACAGAATATATAGATGTTCACTGGGATAATATCCACTCAAGACACGGTAAAGTGTCATGTCAAGGGCAGCCTATGGGTGTTTCAACCTCATGGGCCTTACTGCCCCTTGTCTCGCTTTTTGCTTTCGAAAAAAGTTCGACGAAGAAGATTAAAACTATAGAACGGCAAGTTTATGCTGTCTTAGACTCTTTTGACAAAGTGAATTTATCCTTAGTATTTGATAACAAGCAGAAGAAGATAACCCTTAAAAGGGATGTACCTTCTAACTTCAATTGTATTCAAACTACCGGCGATGATGCTATAATGAGAGTGACCCTTGATCAAAGTAAACTTCATACCTCTAAACTAGAAAGTTTAGGAGGCATTGTTTCTTCGACCAAAGATTTCCTATCTAACAAATTCGCCATTTATACCGAGATTTTTTATGAAGATGGCAAGAGCATGAACATTTGGCCCGTAGGGCCATTGCTTGCTCCTGAATCCACTCGACAATGTACTTGGTATAGTCAGCCTAGAGCTCTCAAAGTAATAGAGAAAAATTTTATAATTAAAATTCCCTTACATTATAGTAAGTTCTATTACCATTGGAAGTTCTTAGCCGAATTGGGTTGTCCGATATGGGCTCCGGAACCATTAGGAGGTTTAGGGTTAAACCTAAATTATCCTATAGGCTTTCGGAAATTAGGGAAGAGAGTACAGTACCTCATGTATGAGGAATTGAAAACTGTACTTCGTCTTCATCCAGGACTACCACAAAAAGATTTATATAAACTTGGGTTGATCGAGAGACCACCAAGGAGTGCAAAAGAAAGCTCACTATCTATCCTTCAATCTATGAAAGATAAATGGTCAGATATCTATGACTCCCCAATGGACCTCAGTGTCGAAACGTTTTACGAGAAAACGACGGTCACTGTCCCTTCACCCGAGATTATTCTACCATTAGAGATTTATGATCAGATTTACAGGAGCCAATTTACTTGGGATCAACATTATGCTACGCATTACGTTGATCCCGAGCCTTCGATGTTATCATTTATACATCGATTTGACTCTTTTAACGCTGATTTAAGTCTGGCTATGGTAGAAGACCTATATGAGGAATATGTCAGAGAGGAGAAAACTATAAATGTCCCTTGGGGACTCTTTATGAAGTTTAAACCTCTTTTTGGACTTTTACTCCCCCGAACTCATAGCCCCGTTTTCTATTATAATAATAGGTTATTGGACATGAGAACCAGTG